ACGGCCTACACTGAGAAGACCGAGAACGACCCGTCGGCGCTCACCGTTTGGGGTATTTGGACTGACGACCCCAAGACACACGCCACCCGCATGATGGGTAANGACGGGCGGTTGCAAATTACCCGTACCTACGACGAGAAGGAAGTTCCGCCGCGAATCATGNTGATGCATGCGTGGCANGAACACCTTGAAATGCCTGAGCTTATNAAGAAGGTCAGCGAGAGCTGNATCCGGTGGAAGGTCAGCCGCCTGCTGATCGAAAACAAGTCTGTGGGCATGCCAGTTGCGCGGGAACTCAGAAGGATGTATTCAGGGAAGAACTTTGGCGTCCAGCTCGAAGACCCCGGCTCAATCGACAAGCAATCCCGTCTGTATTCGGTGCAGCATCTGTTTGAGGAGGGGTTGGTCTACTGCCCCGACAAGGCTTGGGCCGACGAGGTGATCAGTCAGTGCATGCGCTTCCCGAAAGCCAAGCACGACGATCTAGTCGATACCGTCTCGATGGCCATGCGTTATCTGCGCCGATCCGGGTTTATTCTCAGGACGGATGAGGTGCAGGATAGTTACGACGAGAGCCGCCATCACATTGGGCGGCAACCTGAAGCACTTTACGGGGTATGACATGGCTGTTTACGGGTTGAAGGTACACAAAGACGTCTGGATCGCGCGAAATCACGAGATCAAGGGAGAGTGGATGTATCCTCACCGGTGGACACGCAGCATTCAGGACGCCGAGAAATTCAACTGCGAGACCACGGCGCAGGCCTACGCGGAAAAGCACATGCTTTCTGGCTGTAAACCTGCTATAGTGCCGCAGACCAACCTGCCGACCGACCCCATGGGCGGCACCCCCGTAGCCGTTGCAGCATAGGCCCGATCATGGATGACTTCGAAATTGAGATCGCGGAAGATGCCCCATCAACGGAGGTGGACGAGCATGGCAACATCATGTCTATCCAACTCCCCGACGGCTCAATCGAGTTCACCATAGACGGATCGCCGCTTGAAAAGGCCGACAAGTCTAGCCGCAGCAAGCGCTGGTTTGACAATCTGGTCGAGGATATCTCGAAGGACGAGCTGGGCCGCATATCCGAAGAGCTGATGAAGGGTATCGAGGGTGATCTTAAATCTCGTCAAGAGTGGATTGAAGATCGTGCTCAGGGCATTAAGCTTCTGGGACTTAAGGTCGAAATCCCCGGTCTTGCCGGTGCCGCCGACGGTGCGCCGGTTGAAGGCATGTCTCGTGTACGCCACCCACTCTTGCTTGAAGCAGTGCTACGCTTCCAAGCCAACGCACGTTCGGAGCTGCTCCCGACGGATGGGCCGGTGAAAATCCGCGAGGACAACAACAACGCCACCGACGCAAGCGACGAGTTGGCCAATGACCTCGAAAACGACCTCAACCATTATCTCACGGCCACTGCCAGAGAATATTACCCTGATACCGACCGAATGCTCCTCATGCTGGGCTTTGGCGGGACGGCGTTCAAGAAGGTATATTTCTGTCCCCTTCGCAACCGTCCAGTTAGCGAAAGCATCGACGCCGACGACCTCATCGTCAACAACAGCGCCACCGATCTCTACAACGCCACGCGTATAACCCACCGTATCTACATGCGGCCATCGACCGTCAAGCGGATGCAAATCCTTGGCGTGTACCACGATGTGGACCTATCGCAGGCAAAGCAGATCAAGCTCGACGCCGCGCAGCGCGAGAAGAAGGCGCAGCAGGGCATTAGCGAGAACGGCGCAGACGATCCAGAAGATCGTGACCGTGAAATCTATGAGTGCTATTGCGAACTAGAGATCGCAGGCTTCGAGCATCGTCGCGACGGCAAGGAAACCGGTCTGGAAATCCCATACCGCGTGACCATCGACGTGTCGTCCCATGAAATCTTGTCCATCGTCCGCAATTACGACGAGGACACCAAGGACTTACCTGAGCCACGGCAGACATTTGTGAAGTACACGTTTGTGCCGGGCATGGGCTTTTATGACCTTGGCCTGTTGCACATCCTCGGCAATACCACGAACGCATTGACCGCCGCATGGCGCGAGATGCTTGACGCTGGCATGTACGCCAATTTCCCCGGCTTCCTCTATTCCGATGCGGGTGCGCGGCAGAACACGAACATCTTCCGCATTCCTCCCGGCGGTGGCGCACTGATCAAGACCGGTGGCGCTCCGATCCAAGACGCCGTGATGCCGCTTCCCTATAAGGACGTCGGTCCCGGCCTGATGTCGCTCGTCGAGAACATCAACCAGACCGGCATGCGTGTCGGCGGAACGTCTGAGCAGGCTGTCGGCGAAGGCAAGCAGGATGCGCCGGTCGGCACCACGATTGCGTTGATCGACCAAGCCACGAAGATCATGTCCTCGGTCCACAAGCGCATGCACAACTCGCAGTCGGAAGAGTTCGAGCTGCTGGTGCGCTGCTTCCGCGAGAACCCCGAATCGTTCTGGCAGAAGAACCGCCGTCCGGCTAGGCAGTGGGACGAAGAAACATTCATCCGTGCCATCAATCAGGTGGACCTCGTACCGCAGGCTGACCCGAACACGGCCAGCCAGACCCAGCGCCTGATGAAGGTCATGGCGTTGAAGCAGTTGCAGGCCGCAAACCCAGCGATGTATGACCCGATTGCAGTGGATCGTGTGGCGTTGCAGGGCATTGGTTGGTCCAATCCTGAGCAGTTCATGGTGCCACCAGAATCAATGGGGCCGCAGAACAATCCAGAGGCGCAGGCCAAGATGGCTGATCTGCAGATCAAGAAGCAGGACAGCGACACCAAGCTCATGCTGGCGAAGGCCAAGGTCACGCTTGACGGTGCCAAGTTGCACATGGACAACAACAAGGCCTCGCTTGAGGCGCACAAGACGTTCGGTGCCGGTGGCGTTGTGCCACCAGATGACAAGAGCGAACACGATAAGAAGGTTGACGCTATCGACCTGATCATCAAGGAAAAGCTGGCCGACGCGAAGGTTGCCGAGACCAAGATCAAGGCTGCCGAGCTGGCTCAGAAGGCGCAGAATGACAAGATTACTGCAGCGCTGAAGCAGGAAGACATGCTGGCGAAGGAACGCATCCAGATGATCGATCTGGCGCAGAACATCGCCGTCCACCCTGAAAGTGACCCAGCCGTCCACCAGTTGCTTGGCAACGTGATCCCAACCATTACGAAGGCGCAGTGATATGGATCCTTTAGAACTTGCCAAGAGAGTGAATTTACTTCCCCATAAAGCATATGGTGGTCGCAACAATGAACGCGATAATATTTGGTGGCATGGTTCTGTAAGCGGCGACATGCGTGGTGGTAAAACAGGACTTCATCTTGGCACAAAGGCAGCAGCAGAAGATGCGCTTCATTCTACCATTGGTTTTCCTGCTGAAGGTGAATGGGATGGAACCCGTGAATACAGCAATACTAAGTTAGCAGGTAAAAAACGTATCCTTGAGCGTAATAAATTTGGCCTAACTGGTCACAATGTGGATGCGCCAGAAGAAGATTATTACCCTCATGAGCATCCTAAAGGTCCATTAACTTATTCAAATGGTGATCCCGTCCCCAAAAATGTAAAACCATCTATTAAACCGTTTCGAATTGTCGGGCCAATGACAAATTCTATCCAAAACCCTCATGGGGATTGGAAAGCTAATGGTTATATGCAGGCTTCTTTGAAAAAAGGTAATGCTAAAAACGGATATTATTATAAAAACGAAGGCGAAGATTCAGGTTCAATTTCTGCCGTCGTTCCAAATGGATCGCATGTTACTCCTATTAATTCCGACATCACCAAAGCCGAAGGCGGCGACGTTGAGGGCTTTAAGGGCGGCGGTTCGCCAGATGCCGACAAGGTTCGCGAAGCTCTGAGCCGCACGGTCAGCCCGTTCAGCGACAACCCTGAGCATGTCAAGGAAGCATTGCGCATTGCCGGTACGCTTAAGGTTCCGCAGGGCAACAAGGCAGGCGTCGGCAGCTTCTACAATCTGGTTAGCCCCCACGCCGTGTCGAACGTGCAATCGACCGTGACGGACATTCCGGGTGTCAAGCCCCTCGATACACGCAAAATGTCGTGGGAAGACCTTTATCGCGAAGGTAAGGGCGGATCATTCATCAATGTCGCCGGTGACCGCACCGATTTGGGCCGGTTGACGCACATCAATGGCAAGGAACTGGCTTGGCCGGTGGACCTCCATGCTGGCCCGAAGTACATGCTCGAACCAAACAAGGGCGAAGTCTGGGCCAACAACCCAACCCACGCCAAGGCGTTCTATAATGTGGTGCAAAAGGCCAGCAAGAAAGGCCNGGTTTACGGCGTTTATTTGCCAATGGGCGCTCAATCTGGCGATTTTTCGCATCATATGTTTGATGCTCTCATGGCGCAGGTGCCAAGCTCTGGCTTGACCAAGGAAGGCGCTGAAGCGTTCAACCGCATTGTCAAAGAAGGCTTGCATCGCCCTGAAAAGGATCGCGCAAAGGCCAAGGAACTGATGAAGAACTGGCCGGGGATTGAAAACCCCAAGGAAGCCAGCGAGTATGCGCGTAATCTTCCCGGTTCACACCGCTCTGGCTTGGTTAAGCAGCTCGACACCAAGTTCATGCGCGACATGGGAGCACCCGACGTCGGCGTTACCCGCGTTGCGATCACTGATCCGGCAATGCGCGACGTTGCAGGCAACATGCTGGGCCACCGTGTTGTGCGCTTTGACCCTGATCGCATGGGTCCATCGGACAAATCATTCGCCCACACGTCATACCCATCGGCAACTTTCGGCGAATATGTCGGCGATTTGCCTCTCGTGCAGCGCCACTATGCTGCCCCTGATGCTACTGATGCACAGCTTGCCAAGCGGGTTGGCGCAGAAGGCAACGTCATCGTGCACCCATACTCGATGGACGCCACAGGCCGTGGAACATACCGCAAGGCGTTCGAGGAGCAGAAGCAAATCCAGCCGATCAACCAGCGCATGATGGAAAGCATCCAACAGGGCATGGAACGTCAGAAGCTGTACGGGCTGAAGACGGGCGGACGCACGGCCTACAAGAAGGGCGGCAAGGTCGAGGGATCGATCTGGCATGCCCGTGACGCATTTGATGATGGCGGCACCACTGGCGATCCACGCGGCCCGGCGGAAGCCCGTGGCTTGGGTGATTCTGTTGGGCCATCCGAGCAGGCTGCGCCAGAGCAGAAGGCGCCTGAATTTAGCCGTGATTTGAGCGAGGCTGAAAAGCTGGCCAATGAAGGTGACATCCCAAGCTGGGCCGGTCACAACTCTGGGCCAAACGAAGCCGCCGTCCGCGATCAAGAGAACCGCAACGCATCCGCAGCTATGGCCGCAGGCGCAAAGCTGAATGCCGCCGCAAACGCTGCCGAAGCTGCAGAAGCCCCACCAAGCGCCGAAAGCGTGGCAAACCAAAAAATCGGCTTTGCAACAACGTCTGTAGGCTCTCCGCCAAGTGCGGCAAGTGTGGCCGAACAAAAAATGGCAACGGCATTTGGTACGCCAGCAACGACCGATATGCGTACAAGCCAGCTTGATCCGCGCAGCAATGACGTGTTTTCAACACCTGCAACTGTTGCACCGCAGCATTATGAATCAACGCTTGAATCCAATTTGGTTGAGCCTGCATGGTCGCAGCCAACACCTTCACAGCCGATAGCTCCTCATACACCAACGCCTGATACGGCGTATGGTTCCAGTGCGCCTGCTACACCATTTACGCAGCCAACAGCACCACACTCGCCAACGCCTGACACGGCATACAATGTAGCGCAACCTGCTGCGCCGTTCCAACCGAATGCCAATGCAGCTTTTCGTCAGGCCCGCGATACTATTCCTCAAAATATGGGTTTTTCGCCACAACCGCAACAAACCATCGCCGCATCGCAACCCGCATCAATTCCTATGACTGGCAATGTTCCATTGCCTCCGATTAATCCTACTACTATTACAGGAACTGGTCCTGTTGCAGATTTCGTACAGGGTATTACGGGTTTATTTGGCATGAATGCAGAGCAGCAGATTGGTCGTAAACAGACTGGATATGCTGATCAAGGTATGAACCCTTATGATGCATATACACATGCTCAATATGATGTTCTTGGTGCACAGCGTGCCGGAGCAGAATCAGCCGCAGCAGCCGGTCATGGCGGCGGTCCACAGAATAAAATGGTACAGAAATTAATGCCAGATGGTACATATCAATGGGTTGATGAGCCATACAAAAAAGGTGGCAAAGTTTACCGGCGTACAGTCGGTTCTCAGATGACAGATCATGTGATCTCGAAATTTGGCGCACCGTTGCCAGCGTCAAAGTATCAACCCATTGGCAGCAAAGCGGGACGCCGCTGATAACTCTGGAGTACGTACTATGGAAGAATACAAGAAGGACGACCGTGGACGGTCAAAGGCTAAGCGCCTTACGCAAAGCGACCCACGGGAAAAGGTGGACAGCTCGTCGTGGACGCCGCCAGCCCCTGAAAACGCAGACATCAAGACCGGCGCTCGTCCGATCTCAAAGCGTCTGTTCAAGAAGGGTGGCAAGGTCATCGGTGCCGAAGCCATGAAACGCGCTGATCGCAAGCCCCGTAAGTCCGGTGGCCGTGCGCTTACCGCTGACAGCCTGATCAACCGCAATGTCCGTGAAGCCAATGAAGAGCGCGAAGGCATTAAGCATGTCGGCGCATTCAAGAAGGGTGGTCGCACCGGTAAGCTCGGCGGCGGCACCATTGGCGACAATCCAGTTGCCATGCAAAACCGTTCGATGGGCAAAGCTACCGGCATGATGAACAAGGGCGGTCGCGCCAAGAAGGCCGATGGCGGCGACGTCATTGCCGACATGATTCGCAAGGATGAAATCGCGCGTGGGCAGATGGGCCGTGGCCGTCAGGCACCGGTTCCTACTCCTCCTCGTCGTCCTGCCGATCAAGACCGTTATATGCCCGATACGAACCTGACGACGCAAGGAGCGAAGAAGGGCGGCAAGATCGAGCACGAGGACGTGGCTGAAGACAAGGCGCTGATCAAGCGCATGGTCAAGCCAGAAGCCCGTACCGGCAAGTACACTGGTGGCGGTATCTTCTCTGGCAATTCCAAGCAGAAGAACCCCGGCGAAGTCGGTGGCCGCAAGGCCCATGCCAAGGGTGGCCGCACTGGCAAGACAACCATCAACATCGTGATGGGCGGACACGGCCAGCAGCCACAGTCCATGCCAAACGCGCCTGTAATGCCTCCTCGTCCCCCTGTAGGCGTTCCAGTTCCTCCTCCAGCAATGGCAGGCGGCGCTCCTCCTATGGGCGGCATGCCTCCGCAAATGCCTCCGCAGATGCCGGGCCGTGCAACTGGTGGACGCACTGGCAAGATGGTCGGTGGTTCGCTTGGCAATGCAGCCGGTTATGGGCAGCAGCCAGTTATGCCTCAACAGCCTATGATGGGTCAGCCGGGCATGATGCAGCAGCCGGGCATGATGCCCCGTAAGGCTGGTGGCCGCACGAACTATCCGATTGATGCCGGTGCAGGAGGTGGTAAAGCGCGTCTTGAAAAGATTGAGGCTTATGGTTTAACACCACCAAAGCGTAAGTAAAAGTTTCTCTGGGCGGAGTTCGCAGCTGCCCAGATGAGAGAAGGCCGGACGCCTTTCCAGCCCCTTGGGGCGTCCGGTCTATCATCACAAGGGGTTACAAGAGGGCAATATGCAAACTACAGCAGCGAAGTTCGCAAACGAACTGCAAAAGTTAATCGTCGAAGAAGAAAAAAAGATCGTGAGTTACATTTCAACAGGCTACGTGGCCGATTACTCAACATACCAAAAGTACGTTGGCATGGTGCAAGCCTTCCATGCAGTCCTTGAAATGTTCGATATCGCGCAAACCAATGCGGAGAAGTTCTAATGCCTCCAATGAAAATGACACATGCTGACAACTTTAAAGAAGATTTGTTGGCAAGCCTTGGCGACCTCGATGAAGTAGAGGTGTTCAACAACAACATCCTCGTCGCAATCTACATTCGCCCCAACAAAACCAAGTCCGGTATCATCTTGGCGGACGAGACTACCGAGCAAGACAAGTATCAGGGCAAGGTTGGCCTTGTCGTAAAGAAGGGTCCGTCTGCCTTTGATGACGAAACGGGTCGCTGGTTCAAGGATGTTGATGTGAAAATCGGCGATTGGGTGGTGTTTCGGCCATCTGACGGCTGGTCTGTCGCCATTAATGGCCAGCCATGCCGCTTAATGGACGACGTGGTCATCCGTGGCCGCATCAAGCACCCCGATTTAGTGTGGTAAGGAGATAAAAATGGAAGAAGATCAGGTCGAATTGGCACTGGAAACAGTTCCAGAAGATGAAATTGTCATCGTTGAAGCTCCAGATGAGCCAAAAATCGAGACAAAACCCGAACTTACGGTCGATGATGGCATTGAAGCCCTTCGCCGTGAGCTTGAACAGGAGAAAGCTGCCCGTGCTCGTGCTGAACAGCAGGCCCAACAAGCCCGTGATCAGGCTCGTGTAGCTACAAGCGACAAAGCTGACAGCGATTTGCGGATGTTGAACACCGCAATCGACACCGAGACCCGCAACAAGGAGATTTTGAAGGCAAATCTTCGTGAAGCAGTAGCCATTGGTGACACAGACGCCCAAGCCGACATCCTCATGGCCATTAATCAGACGGATAACAACATCCGCCAGATTACTGATGGCAAAAAGCACTACGAAGCGCAGCTTAAGGCCCAGCCAGCACCGGCAGCCGATAAGGTTGAGGCTCTGGCAGCTCAGTTGACCCCAAAGTCGGCTGAATGGGTCCGCAAGAACCCCGATGTCATCAATGATGATGCTATGGCTCGTCGTTTGCGCCGCGCACATGATGATGCGGTGGACGATGGCATTATGCCGGATACCCCGGACTACTTCAACTTCCTCGAAACCCGCCTCAGAATCAATCAGACCAAGGCACCACAGCAGGAAACAGCCATGTCAGAAGCCTCAGAATCAACTTCCGGGCGTCGGGCATCCGCTCCACCGGCTGCTCCAGTGTCTCGCTCTGGAACTGGCACCGGTGGTCGCCCAAACGTCGTCACTTTGACCCGCGCCGAGCAGGAAGCTGCAAAGGACATGGGCATGACGCCAAAAGAATACGCCCAAAACAAAGTTGCACTCATCAAGTCTGGCCGGATGGCTGGTTAAGAAAGGAATATGGATATGAAGACGATCAAGGATAAAGGCCGTTTGGCATTGCGCCCTGCAATGCAGCACGAAGAGACCTCTCAGGAACGCGCCGCACGTCGTGTTGCCGAGCTTCGCGACCACAACAACGCCAACGTAGACGAAGGCACCGACAAGTTCGCCACCCCGATCCCGCCTGATGGCTGGTCATACGAGTGGAAGGTAAAGTCGGTCATGGGTTACGTCGATGCAGCCTATCTGCAGAAGATGGCCCGTTCGGGTTGGGAGCCAGTTGATACCTCACGGCATCCCGACATGATGGCCCGTGGCGCTGTCGGCGCAATCGAGCGTGACGGCATGGTGCTCTGTGAGCGTCCTCTGGAAATCACCAATGACATCAAGGCTCGTGATCTCCGCAATGCACGGGCGCAGGTCCGCATGAAGGAAGGTCAGCTCGATCCGAAGGGCAAGGGTGGCTTGATCAGCCGCGAGGATGCTCAGGTGGCTCCGAAGATCAACAAGGACCACAACCTCTACGTTCCAGAGCAGTAATACGAAGGGGGGCTTTGGCCCCCCTTTACTTATAGATGCAAACGTGTCTATATTGCTGGCCGACCCTCCCCTGCTGCGGAAGGTTGATCATAAATCCTGTTTCACAATCGCCCTGCTGCGCGATGATGGAAACTCTCTGAAAGGAGAATCCCGTCATGGCCAATACCTTTGCGCCCTACGGTTTCTTGCAGTATCAGGGTGGCGCAGGTGGCGCTCCGACGTTCGCTCAGTCAACCCGTAAAATTGCCTCTAGCAACACCACTGCCGTCTTCACTGGCGATCCTGTAATGCCCGTTATTGGTTCTGCCAATGGCTACATCACGCAGGCCGCTGCTGGTACGACTGTACTCGCTGGTATCTTCGTTGGTTGTAAGTACCTCTCCACCTCGCAGAAGCGCACCGTTTGGTCGGCTTACTGGCCGGGTTCGGATTCGTCTTACGACGTCGAAGCCTATGTAATCGATGATCCAAACTCCCGCTTCGTTGTTCAGTCTTCTGGTGCTGGCTTCCCTATCACGGGTACGGCTTCTGCTCAGACTTCTGGCGTTCAGGGTCAGTATGCACAGTTCACCATCGGCACGGGTAACACCGCTACCGGTCGTTCTGGCGCTTACATCTCTTCGGTTGGCACCACGGTGACCTTCCCATTCATCGTCGTTGATTATGCCACTTCGTTCGGCAACGGCGGCGATCCAACCACCCAGTATTGCAATTTGATCGTCGGCTTCAACAATGAAGTTTGGCGCACGAATGGCGCTGGCCCAACTGGCATCTCGTAAGGAGTAATGAACTATGGCTGTTAATCTCTCACAGATTAAAGACCTTTTGCTCCCCGGTTTGCGTGGTGTTGAAGGCAAGTACGAGATGATCCCATCTCAGTACGACAAGATTTTCACGAAGCACGATTCGAAGATGGCTCTCGAACGTACCGCAGAAATGCGTTACCTCGGCCTCGCTCAGCTTAAGAGCGAAGGTGGCCAGACGGCTTTCGATTCGGGTTCTGGTGAGCGTTTTGTGTACAACCAAGAACATACGGAAATCGCACTCGGCTACGCGATCACCCGTAAGGCAATCGACGACAACCTCTACAAGACCCAGTTCACCCCTTCGAACCTCGGCCTGATTGAATCTTTCCAGCAGACCAAGGAAATCTACGGCGCGAACCTCTTGAACACGGCAACGACCTACAATGCAGCGGTCGGCGGCGACGGTGTAGCACTCTGCTCCACGGCGCATCCTATCGACGGCTCGACGGTTGCAAACACCCCAACGACGCAGGTCGATCTTAACGAAGCCACCTTGCTGAACGCAATGATCGCAATCCGCACGAACTTCAAGGATCAGGCCGGTCT